TTCTAAGACCAGGGGCTGGTTCTTTTTCCATTTCTAAACAACATCTAATTCATTATATTTATATTATTCATATTTCTTTTCAATACCCTATATGTTTTACCCCCCTCCCCCTACCTATGTAAAATCATCATCTCTGTATCAATATTAATTCAATGTTTAAAATCTAATCTTTTTTATTTCAAAATAATTTTCTTTATTATCTTGCCAACTTCTTTTCATCATCGACTCAATATCAACTCAACTTTCTTGTCATGTTAGATCTAACTATTATTATTATTTTTTTTAATTAAATATTTTTATTTCTTTTTTTTATTTCTTTTTTTAAAAAATATTTTTTTATTTTTCACCCCCCCACCATGGGGAGCGGCCTGAAATTTCGCGGCCTCAAAGTGGCTACAAAAAATACGCACCGGATTTTATATTTTTGGACTTTATAAAAAGCAATCATCGTTATTCCCCTGCAAAGAAGTAAGGTCATTAAGCATCCTTAACTTCTCTTGAAGGGGAATCTTTTGTTCAGCATCATCCATGTGTATGTCAGATTATTTGAGCAAATAAATTATCATTTAAAACATGAAACAGATAGATTCACAATTAAAAAAAAGTTGTCAATAGTTTTAGTAAAAAATTCACACAATTTTCACAATTATATGTGCCAAAAATGGAATATTTCAACATCCTCCTGAATAAGATAAGACAAGAAATAACATAATATAACAAAATCTTAGGAGGATTCACATGAGAAAAGAGAAATTAGAAGTAATAGAGAGAAATATTGATATGACAACTGAAGATATAAGAGAACGTTTCACTCAAAAGAAATATGGTCAAATTGTAGAGATGAGAGAAACAAAAGACAAAGATAAGAAAAGAATTGCAGATAGAGCCTATGAAACAACATCAATGAGTAGTATTTTTGATTACCTATTAGACAAATATAAAGTTATTTTCCCACAAAGTTATTTTGTTGAATTTGCAAAGAAACAAGTAAGAGAAACATGTAGATTGAATGGTGACGATTCAGTGTTTGATGACCCTGAAATGGAGGCGGTCATACACAATAGAATAAAAAGAGCATACATGGGATTCTTAGTTGAATTATACGCAACACTTCTTATTAAGGAGAACATGGAAGATTATATTATCATGTCAAACAGACGTGTAGATATTATAAAAGGAATTGACTTCTTTTTATTATCAAGAAAGACTGGTAGAATCTATAATATTCACGTTACGTCATTCAGAGGAAAAGATAGATTTATAGAGAAGAAAAAAAGACGTGGCGAAGATAGAGAAAGTTTTGATCAAGATAAATACATTTTATATGATTCAGTTAGAAATCATACTGGAACATCAGAGATAATCAATACCTTCCCTTTTCCTACATTAGACCAAATAACTAATAGTTTAAGTGAATGGGAAAAAGAAAGTAATGATTTAAGTTTTAAACACTCAAAGTTAAACAAATACATTCAACAGTATGGTGGTAAATGGGATGTAATATTAACAGATAAGAAGTCAGAAAAGAATAAAAATAAAATGGTTAATACAGTAATTACTTTTAAAAATTATGTAAAGAAAAACACACCTGTTAGAAACTAACAAGTGTGCTTGAAAGAAAAAGGCAGAGACAGAGAGAGTTTCCGCCTTACAAAGGATTACCTTGACTCCTTGGATGAAAAATCAAGATAAATATCGTAAAAACGATATAATTAATAATATCATTGCATAATATAAAGTGCAATAGTAAGAATAAGGAATATCTTTAAGATATATGATATAAAAAAGGACGTGATGAAATGATAAGAGGTTATGTTAGAGTTAGTACAGTTGAACAAAGAATTGATAGACAATTGAAAGAAATTGAATCAATAAGTGACGTAATTTATGTTGATAAAGTCAGTGGTAAAAATATTGATAACAGAGTTGAATTAAGACGAATGATGGATGACATAAGATCGGGAGATGAAATTGTTATATTATCAATTGACAGGCTTTCAAGATCAACAATAGATTTATTACAAATAGTAAATGATATAACAACGAAAGGTGCTAAATTAAGGAGTTTACAAGACTCTTGGTTAGATACAACGAATGATAATCCGCTATCAGATTTCCTATTAACAGTCATGGGAGCTTTAGCAGAGATGGAAAGGAAACAAATAAATAAAAGAGTTAAGGAAGGAATAGAAATTGCGAAAGAAAAAGGTGTGAAATTCGGAAGACCTAAGGTTAATGACTTTAAAATTAGACATGCAATAGAACTTTACAACAAAGGAAATCATACAGTAAAAGAAATTGAAAAAATAACAGATGTTTCAAAAGCAACATTATATAGAAGGTTAAAGGAAGGGTAGCCATGCTACCTTTCTTTTTTTTTACATTAATATTCAGCATTCATCTTGCCTAATATTAATGAAGACTATGAAGAAAGGAGCGTCTTGAATGAAAGATATTATTAATTGGTTGCACAACTCAACTGAAGAAGAAATAGAAGAAGAAATTAAATTATTAGAAGATAATATTTCAATATTAGAAGACGAAATGAAAGAAAGTTTCGATAATGGAGACAGCGAAACATTCGACAAATTAGTATTAGAGTTAGAACTTTATGAAAAAGATTATCGAATGATACGCGGTTATGTTGATATTTTATTTTTTGCATATGAATACTTAAATGATAGAGATTATGAGAATGGTGTAATACCTGGTGATTTGTCTATTCATGATGCGCCTAAATTTCACGTTGAATTAACAGACAAACTGAATGAGTTGACATTAAAAGAAAGAACTAAATCAATTGCGTGGGCAGCACCACGTGGTTCAGCAAAATCAACCTATCTTTCGAACGTAACTCCTATTCATTCTATCGTGTATCAAACAAGGAAATATATTTTGATTATTTCTGAAACAGCTACACAATCAGCAAACTTTATTAACTATGTTAGGGACACGTTGAAAGAAAATGAAAAATTAAGAGAAGACTTCGGCATTGTTTTATCTAAAAATCAAAGAGAAAACAAACAGGATAATAGTGAAGGGTTTATAACATTAACGAATATTAAACTTGAAGGAAGTTCAACAGGTAAACAATTGCGTGGTAGAAAGTTCTTAAACTCTCGACCTGATTTAATTATCATGGATGACCTTGAAAGTAAAGACAATACGAATACAGAAAAACTAAGACAAGACAACATCAATTGGTACGACACTGTAATTGAACCATTAGGTGACCCAAATAAGACAGCTATTATATATATGGGTACATTAGTCCATGCAGAAGGATTGTTACCAAATATATTAGACAATCCTAATTATGATAGTGCCATTTACAGTTCGATTGTTAAAGATAGTGATCGAATTGATTTATGGGAAAAATACATTGAAATTTACAGAGACAAACAGAATAGAAATAGAAAAGAAGAAGCGGAATTATTTTATGAACAAAACAAAGATGAGATGAATAGAGGAACCGAAGTATTGTGGCCTGAAAGACTCTCTTATCACAAATTAATGATGAAGAAAGCAACAATGATTCCAAAAGCCTTCTATTCAGAGTATCTAAATATCCCTTATGGTGAAGAGAACTCGTTCTTTGATTCAGAGAGAGTTACTTTTTACGAAGAAGACATAGTACCAAACAATCTTAATAAAGTATTGCATTGGGATCCAGCTATTACTGGAAAAGGTGATTATAATGCTATTGCGGTTGTTGGTAAAGATGAAGATGGTGTTATTTACGTATTAGACACATGGCAACAAAAGTGCAAACCTCACGTTGCGATGGAACAATTGTTTTTAATGGCAGAAAAACACCGAACACAAGTTATCAGTATTGAAAGTATTGCCGCACAAGAATTGCTATTTGATCAAACAAAAAAGAATGCATTAGAAAGAGGAATATTTTTCGCTAAGTTTATAAAAGATAAGCCTCAATCAAATAAGAATGCAAGAATTGAAGAGTTAGAACCACTATTTGAAAATGATGTATTACGATTAAATAAGAAGCAAAATCAATTAATTGAAGAACTTGAACAATATCCAAACGCGACACATGATGATTTAGTTGACGCCTTAGCATCAGCAGTAAGAATATCATCAAAAATAAAAAGAAGAAGGACATATCGAAATAAACCGATAGGTCTTTGATAAGGAGGAATAAGCATGAGTAACTATTTTCAGACTGGAGAATTTTTTCCACCAGTTGACCACGAAAAAAGATTAAATAGATATAAAATCAACGAGCTTTTTTACAAGGGACAACATGAAAAACTATTAAAAAATCACAATGGTTTTTATATTTCAGCAAACTTAGCTGGGTTGATTGTAAAGAAATCAGCGGACTACCTTGAGGGAGATGGGTTTACAGCGTCAGCTCAAAAGTCAGACAACTCAAAAGAACAATTAGCATTAGAGAGAATGCATGAAGATAACGACATGAATACACTTCTATATGAATTAGCGATAGAAGCAGCATATAAAGGTGATGCATTTATCAAGATTGGATATGGGCAGAATTATAAAGGGTTGTACCCTTCTACTATCGACCCATACAGAGTAAGAATCGAATCTATCGATGCAAACAATGTTTTTCCAGAAACAATGGAAGATGATAAGAAGAAGATTATCGCTTATCACCATGCGAAGATTGTAGAATCTAAAAACTATAGCGATGCACCTGAAGATAAGAAGTTTTTGCTAAAAGTAGAGACTCACATTCCAGGGTTCTTGATTTATAAAGAATTTTATTTAAAACCTATTGTGACAAGATATGACGATGATTATAAACCTATCATTGAATCAGGAAAAATTGGTGAACAAATTGGAGAAACAAAGGTACAAAAGACTGGCGTGAAACACCCATTGGTTGTTCATATACCAAACTTATCAAGCCCTTCATCATGGGAAGGTCAAGATGATTTAAGTGACCTCAAGCCATTGTTTAGTGAACTAAACAATCGTTTAACTCAAGTTGCAAACATCCTTGATAAACACTCTGACCCAGCGTTACTTGTCCCAGCAGGTATTTTAGAAGAAGATGGAACTGGTAGACCAACGTTCAGAGTAGCAACATCGAAAGTAATAGAAATGGAAAAAGATGATTATGAAGCGAAATATTTAACATGGAATGGGCAATTACAAAATGCATATTCAGAAATTGATCGCATTGAGAATTACATTTTAATGACATCAGAAATTCCGAAAGTGGCACTTGGTTTAGACAATAGTGGAACAAGTGGATCAAGCGGTAAAGCTATTCGTATGAGATTGAATAACTTATTAACAAAAATAAAAAGAAAACGTGGATATGTGGATAAAGCATTAAGGAGAGTTTTTGTTATTGCTCAAGAATTAGAACATTCATTAGGTATTGCAGATTATGAAATTACTGTTCCTAAATTAAATTTCACTGATGGAATTCCTCGTGATTTAGCTGAGGATGTTAGTCTGGCTCTTATGCAAAATGGTGGTCTTCCAATTAAATCTCAAAAGAGAACAATCATGGAGACATATGGCTTATCAGAACAACAAGCTGAAAATGAGATTGAACGTATCAGAATGGAACAAGAATTTGATGTTAAAACTACTAAGTTCGCTGATCCAAATGTATTCAATGAAACTGAAGTGTCTGGCAAGTTTTCAATGCTAAATTCTGAAGATGTGGCAGAGCAACTTGGTTTTAAGATGGAGAATGAGGATGAGTATAATGAAGAGACGTCCAATGAGTGATGTCTCTTTTTCCTTTGCAGGGAAAACATCTGAAGCATTAAAGGGAGGTTCACTTAATGATAGTAGATTCTAAAAGACCAAATATACCAAAATACAAGAACGAAATTAACTATATAGAATCGTTAATCTCAAAGTATTACACAGAAATTTTTATCAAGTTAGAAAAAGAATTTAATAAAGAGCAGATAAATCAACAAAGAGTAAGAAGTATTGTTCAAGAAGAATTAAAAAACATGAGTAATGTTGTTGAATCTGATATCAAAAAAATCATGACAAAAGTTTTTAATGATGGACAAGCTCAAAGTTTAATAGGTGCTTATCAAACGATGGACGATGAAGAACAAGAACAGGAAAACCTTCCCCTTCAAGAGGAAACAGCAAAAGAAGAATTAAGTAATTTAAAAAAGAAAGGTGTAACAGCATTATCTCTTTATAAAGCAAGAAAGATAATTAAGAATACAGAAAAAAATAACAGTCAAGTAAATGCGGTTGTTAATTCAATTATGGAAGATTTAAAAAAGATGGATAGTTCAATTGAAAAATCATCTGTATTAATGGCAAGAAAGATTTCACAAGAAAGATCAATGATGAATCTGTATAAATCAACAGGCAATAATAATGAATTTGAGAAAATAAAAAAGATGAATACAAAAGAAAAGATAAGAGAGCGATTGCTTAAAGAAGGAATGGTTGGAATCGTTGATAGTAAAGGTAGAAAATGGAAACCTGGGACATATTCCAAAACAGTAGTTAAAACAAAAATAAATGACACTTATTTAGATGGAGTTCGTGATGAAAGTGAGAAGATAGGTATTGACTTAGGCGTCATATCCACTCATGGTGCCAAGGATGCTTGTAGTAAATGGGAAGGCGTAGTGATTAGTGTCAATGGAAAGACACCAGGCTACCCTACTCTCGCTGAAGCGAAGGCAACAAATGAAGTTTTTCATCCTAATTGCCAACATTCTGTTCACATGATAAGAAATGAGTCTTATTTAAGTAAACGTGATCAAAGAATAAATGAAATTAAAAGAAAAAAACTATAAATCAAAATAACATATTAATAAATGACTTTAAACTTGCCTATATAGATGAAGGGTATTTATAAACCTTAAATTAATTTTCTGAAAGGGGATGATTGAATGAATGAAGAAACTTCAGTAACAGAATCGACAGAAACTCAAGACAACGAAGTAACTGTTGATGAAAATGAAGTAAAAGAAGAGGTTGTAACAGACACTGAAACAAAAGTAGAAGAAGCAACTGAAGAAGAAAATGATAAAACATCTGAAGAAGAAACTGAGGATACATCTAAGGAAACTGAAGATGAGCCAAAGGAAGACAATAAAACTGAAAAGGCTTTAGAAGAATTGAATTCGAAGATCGAAAAACTTACAAGTGATTTAGATGAAAAGGATAACGAAATCAAACAATTAAAAGCATATAAAGAGTTTACAGAGAAGGCTTTAGAAAATAAAAAGTCATCACTTCCAGAGGAATATTTAGATTTATTACCTGAAAACGATGTGATTAGTCAATTAGCTTGGATTGAACGAGCTGAAAAGAAAGGTCTTTTCGCTAAAAAGGAAAATCCAGAAATTGAGATTGGTTCATTCGTTGATACAAAAAAACAAGAAAGCAATAATAGTGGCTTATCCGCGAGAGACTTAATCTCGATGGGTGCAAAACAACTATTTACAAAATAAAAATAAAAACAAGAAATGAGGAGGAATTAATATGGCAGATCAAGCCCAAACATTAGCAACAAGTACCTTAAGAGAAGGTATTGTTAAAACATTAAAAACAGAATCAAAACTATTAGCAGCAATTCCATTTATCGATATTGAAGGTACTTCATATAATTATAATATCGAATCTTTAATCGCAGATGCGAAAGTTCGTGGACTTTATGAAGGTTATGAAGGTACAGATGAGCATGTATTTAAAACTGAACAAACAGTTAAAGTTATCAAAGAAGCAAAGGTCGATAATTTTGAGCAAAAAGGTGTTCAACATTCATATGACTTAATGGCTGGAAAAGTAGAAGCATCTACAAGAGCGGTTGCTAACTTATTTACTCAATTATTCGTTAGTGGAGACTCAACAACTAATCCAAAAGAATTTAATGGGTTAAAGAAACGTGTTCTTGCTGAAAAGACATTTGAAGGCACTGATAATATCATTGATGATATTGAACTGGCTATTTCTGAAGTTGCAGGTGAGGCAACTCACTTAATTATGAGTAAGAAAACAGCTCTTAAATTAGGTAAAGCAGCGAGAGAAAATCAGAACTATGACAAACGCGTCAATGAGTTCGGTAAAAAAATCACTACTTATGGTGAAGTTGATATTATCGAAGTTTCTAATACTTTGTTAGATGAAGGTGTTGTATTCGCAGTCAGATTTGATAAATTCGATGGCGTAGCTGGTATTCAATACCACGAAGGTATTATGGTTGACACGTTAGGAAGCTCTGAGGTGTTTGCTGGAGAAAAAACTCGAATCGAATGGTATCCAGGATTGGTAGCTTTAAATCCAGGTGCTATTGTTTTAGTTGAACCAGCAGTCGTTGAAGATCCAGGAGTTTAATAAATAATATGTGATAAGGCAGGAAGCAGGAAGTATATAAAATCCTGTTTCTTGCCTTTTTTCTATTCTTTTAATGAAGGAGGTATAGAGATGAGTTTAACAATTGAGGATTTGACAAGTTATATAGACGAGAATGTTTATCATTCAAAACTCTATGACAATGAGTCTAATGAGAATAAAGAAAAAGCAATGAATCAAGCTATGAATACGTTGGTTGTATACATGAATGATGTCTTCCCTTCAAAGGAAGATATTCCGATTGATGATTTATCTCAACAGGTATTATGGTTGCTTAAAATTGATGACTCTTTCCAAAGAGCCGAAATGGGTGTGACATCTATCTCTATCGATGGTACCTCCATTCAATTTAGAGAGATGGATAGAAGCATTTCACCATTTGTTTTAAGAAAGCACAATAAAAGTACTATTAGGAAAGTTAAAAGTGGAATGTATCACTTGCCAGAAAGTGACACATTTAGGTTATGGAGTGATTTATTATGATGTTAGACCTATTACCATCAACAATTGACAAAATAACTGTTTATTCTAATCCTAAATCAGATGATTGGGGTCAATTAACTTATACCAATGAGAAAGTTTTCCCTTGTAGGGTGTCTTTTAACTCGTCAAGGAAGAAGATTACAACGTCCAAAGGTGATGAAGTTGTCTATACAGCTTCTTTATCAATGAATGGACTTAAAGACATTCGTTATTCAGACAAGATCGAATATAAGGACTTTGTCGATAATTGGCATAAAAAAGATATATTAAGCATAGAATACAAGAGAGATTTAAGTGGTGAAGTTATCATGACGAAGGTGATTGTGTAATGTCAGTTAAATACAAAGACAATACAAAGAAAATGATTAACCTGATAGAGAAAAACATTGAAGATGAGGCTTTAAATATCGTGCTTGATTTAAAGCGAACAGCATCTGAAAGTGCACCACATAAAACTGGTAATCTCGAAAAAAGTTTTTACTATGAATACAAGTATAATGGTAAGTCTATTTATGGAGAGGTTGGAGTTAGCGCTATTAACAGCAGTGGTGAAGATTATGCGGTAAGGATGCATGATGAGGACTATAATCTGGGTGAACAAAGTAAAAGAAAACCTGGAGGAAAGAGTGCTTATGGTGGTGGAACAATAAAGGTTGGTAAAGGCTACTTAGAGAACTCTATGAATGAGGCCGAGAATGGCTATATAAAAGCAATTAAGAATGCTTTTGAAAAATCAATAGAATAGGAGGACACCTTGGATGAAAATGATAGATATTAAAAACTTCATAGAAAACGCATTAGATAGAGAAATTCAAGTCATCCCTTTTAAATACAATGAACTATCTAATGATGAATGTATCAGGTTCGAGATTGGACAAGGTGGTTCTGATAGGGGTGACGTTTATGAAGTCATTATTACGATTGATGTTAGATCTAAAAATCCTAATAATGCTGAAGAAATAGCATTAATGTTAAATAAAAATTTACATCATATAACAAATGAAAAAATTGGTGAACATGAGCTGATTGTTGTTAATAGAAGACGTGTATACCCCCTTTATATAGGTGTGGATGAAAATGAACGTCATTATTACACTTCGGACTATTCACTGTTATTAACTTAAAAAAGAAGAGGAGTTGAAAATTATGGGTAAAATTGCTGGTGTTGATGTATTACTCAAAATTAAAAATAATGAAGGGAAATTAGTTGTCGTTGGTGGACAAACTGATACAACCTTAAATCGAGAACGTGAAACAATTGATACAACTGATAAGACAAGTGGCGGATGGAGTTCAAGTATTCCAGGTATTGCTTCTTGGTCATTTGATTCGGGTGGTTTCGTTGTTCTTGGTGATCCAGAAGAATCTTTTGATTTGATGGAAGATGCTTTTTATGAAAAGAAAGAAGTTTATGTAGATATTCGAGTTGGAGAAAAAAGTTCTGAACATGGTAGAAACTATAAAGGTTCTGGATATATTGTTGACTTCCCACTTGAATTCCCTAAAGATGATGCGGTGACATTCTCTATTTCTATTTCAGGTAATTCAAAACTTGAAAAGGTTAAAGGAGTAGATAATGGTGATGGGGGTACTAATCCAAACCCGGAGCCTGAACCTGAGCCAGAACCAACTGACACAACTGGCCCAGTAATTCAAGAGGTCAATAGAACATACAATCCTGAACTTAACACATTAGATATTGAGTTTAATGTAACTGATTATGGTTCAGGGATACATCAAGTATCAAATCATAATGACTATGATACTTATTTTAATCCTGGTGTAACAAGTCATAATCTCACTCTAACACACACATCAAATGGAAGTCATTTGCTGACTGCTACTGATAACAGTTTATATTTTACTGACTTCTACTATGAGGTTACTGAAATAACTGAAGTAGTTGATCCTACAGTTCCCCCTAATATCGAAATAACAAATGGCTATTATGGAGGCACAGAAGCAAATACATCATACACAGTTGATTATACAGCTTCTATTGGATCTGGAGGTAGCACTTTAGAAAAAGTTGTTCTTTTTAAATTTGTAACTGATACTGAAGTTGGTATAGAGTTACTTGAAGGTGGTACTACTACATTTAGAGGTTCATTTAGCGTAACTGAGAATGGAAATTACAGTATCTTTGTTCATGATTCACTTGGAAATACAGGATCATTACCATTCGAAGTTACTGGTATTGTAGTTGCTTAGATTTAATAAAATTAAGCCCCATGATTCTAACGATGAATGGGGCAATACTTAAAAGATTTCCCTTCATAGGGAATAAAGAATGAAATGGAGATGATAGATAATGAAAACAGCGACAGTACAAGTTGGTGGAGAAGAGAAAGTTGTTAAATACCCTGTATGGAGTGGTATTTTATCTAAAAAGAAATATGGTTTTAAGCCATTAGAATTTATGATGGAAAAAGCTAATGAAGGTAATGATGACTCAATTACACTTGATGAAGAAGAATTACTAATGCTTTTATGGGCGGGTCTCATTTGGCAAGAACCTGAATTAGAACTACAAGAACTCGGTGAAAAAGTTGAATATTCTGAATTAATTAATGCCAGCAAATCGATGATTGAAGTCATCGTTGATGCTGAAAAAATAAAAAAGCAGTAAACGTTGTCGAGTTACTCGATTACTCTGAAATCAAAAAATATTGCTATGGCTATTTCAATATGAGACCTAATGACTTGAATGAAATAAGTGAATGGGAATATATAGAAATGGTTGATGGACTAATGATGAAAGAGACCGAGCAACGAGATAACAACGAGAAACTTATTGATTATATCGCTGACTTCTTTTCTCAAGCTATTGTTGTTGATATGGCTGGCAAGGTTAGGAAAAGCAAAGTTCCTAAAGTTGAGGATGTAAAAAAAGGACTATTTGAAACTACTAAGTCAAGAGAAGAAAAAGCGTTAAAAGAATACGAAGAAAAACACAAAACCAAAGAAGAAGTTGAAAAAGAGAAAGAAAATAAAAAGAATGAAATAAGAAAAGAGCAAGCCAAACTAAAAGAAGCGTTTGGCATAAAATAAACAACTTATGCCGCAGCGAATATATCGTTGCGGTATTTTTTTATATAAAAAAAGAGGATAAGGAGGGATAACATGGCTGTTTCAACTATAAAAGCCGACATTCAAATTGATGGGTTAGGTGATGTAAAGAAATCACTTTCTGGATTGAAAAACGAAATGGATGACGTGAAAAAAGAAACTGGTAAAGTGCAAAAATCTCTAAAAAAAGCTGGGGATAGCGTTAAAGGTTTTGGATCTTCTGTGAAAGAGGCCGGAGAAAAAATGTTAGTACTAACTGGAGCAATAGTTGCTGCTGCTGGGGCATCAATTGCTTTTTCAAACGAAATAGAGAATGCACTGGTTACAATGCAGAGACAATTAGGCGCCAGTGATAAAGAGATGAAGTCTTACGAAAAATCACTCAAGGAAGTTTCTAAGACAGGTGTAGGTACTTTTGAAGAAGTTGGAGATGCAATGTCTAAAGTACTTCAGTTTAACCCTAAAATGAATACTCACGACCTCGAAAAAACTACAAAACAAGCTATGATGTTAGCAAAAACAATGGACGCTGATGTTGGAGACGTAATGAAAACACAATCCATCTTAATGAAACAATTCGGATTGAGTGGTAAAGAGGCATTTGATTGGATAGCTAAAGGTCAACAAAATGGATTAAATGGTAGTGGAGATTTATTAGATATAGTAAGTGAATTCAGTGTGCAATTTGAAAGATCTGGTGGTACTGCTGATGATTTCTTTGGTGTGTTAAAATCTGGTGTTAATGAAGGTGTTTTTGATTTAAGTAAAATTCCTGATGGATTAAAAAATATGATGGATTCTACAATGGAAAGCTCTGAAGAGATGACCGAAATATTTAAAACACTGGGGATTAATCATAATGAATACACAAAAACGATGGATAAAGGCGGAGAAAAGGCAACAGAAATGAGAAAAAAGGTAGTAGACTCATTGATGGCTATAAAAGATGAACAAAAAAGAGCAGAATTAGGTGCCACTATATTTGGCGGAGTATGGGGTGATATTGGAGAAAAAGGAGTTGCGTCATTAGGAAGTTTAAACGATGAAATTAAAAATGTAGCTGGCTCGATGGAAGACTTAGAAGGAAGTATGACATTTGAAGAAGAAATGCTTGGTATGTGGAATGAAGTAAAAATAGCAATGGAACCTTTTGGAGAGGCATTGAAGGAATTGGCATTGGAACATCTACCGCCAATCATTGATGCGATAAGTGAATTAAGCGAGTGGTTTACTAACTTGTCACCAGAATCAAAAGAGATGGTTTTAGGCTTTATAGGTGTTGTTGCTGCTATCGGACCACTTTTAATTGCGTTAGGAAGCTTAATTATTTTTATAGGATCTGTAATTACAGGAATTGGTAAGATAGCTGGAACTCTTACTTTCATTGGAGGTATTATTGTAAAAGTAGCTGGGATAATTGCAGCATTTTTTGCAACTACTGTTGGGTGGGCTGTATTAATAATAGCTGGTGTTGCTGCTTTAGCTTACTTAATTATAAAATATTGGGATTATGTATGGGCAGGTATTAAATTTGTATTAAACGCTATATGGGAAGCTATTAAAATGCATTTCACAATTATATTCAAAATTATCAAGTTTGTATTAACAGCCATATGGGAAGCTGTTAAATGGCATTTCACAATTATATTTAACATTATTAAATTCGCAGTAATAGCTATATGGAATATTATTAAGTGGGTAGGTCAATTAATATTCAACTTCTTTAGTTGGGTAGGAGAAAAAATAATAGGGGCAATTAATTGGATAGTAGGAAAAATAACAGGCTTTGTTAGTAAAACATCGGAAAACTTCCAGAAAATGAAAGACTCGGTAAGAGAAAAAGTTTCAAGTATGGTGGATGGAGTTAAAGAAAGATTCCAAAACATGAGAGATAGGGCGACTGAAATTTTTACGAATATGTGGAATAAAACAAAAGAGATATTTGGAAAAATAAAAGATGCTATCACTTCTCCAATTGATAAAGCAAAAGAATTAATTGGAAAAGCTATCGATAAGATAAAAGACATCCTTGATTTTGACTTTAAATTACCAAAATTAAAATTACCTAAGTTCAGTATGAAAGGTAAATTTAGCTTGACGCCACCATCAGTTCCTAAATTAGGTGTTGATTGGTTTGCTACTGGTGGTATTGCAACTGGTCCATCAGTTGTCGGTATCGGTGAAGCTGGTTCAGAGGCGATTCTACCACTTTCAAACAAAAGTAAGATGAAACCATTCGCTGATACAGTAGCAGGAATGATTTCTGATTACAATAAAGATAAAAATAATGAAAATAAAAAAGGAGACACAATAATAACAGGTAATAACTTCCACCTAAGAGAAGAAGCTGATATTAAGCGTGTTGCCTACGAATTAAAAAGATTAGATGACAAGAACAAAAGACCAAGAGGAAAGAGAGGTTGATATAGATGAGCTATGTGAAATTTAATGGAGAAGATATACCATCATTCTTAAAAGTGACTGATATATCTTTCCCCGCCATAGGGGATATATCCATTCAAGAGTCAAATGCGCCTGGGAGAATAGGAAGTATAGATGGTGGCATAACAAGAGGTGGTAAAACTATCAGTCTTACTTGTAAAATAATTAAGAAAGACAATACAATACATGAGTATGCAGACGCATTAAAGAGATGGGCTAAGGGTGATAATTGGAAAGTGTCAAAATTAGAGTTTGGTGAACAAGATGGGTATTATCTAAATGCTCGTGTATCTAACTCTATAGATATTGATGACTTATATGCAACAGGGGAAACAACTATTGAGTTTTATGCTGCAGACCCTCTAAAGTATAGTAATAGAATCTATGAATCGACAAGGCGTTACCCAGATGTCCTCTACATGGAGACTTTTCAATACTATGGTATAGAAGACACACCATTGATGATAGAATTAACATTAAATAGAGATTCCAATAGAATACACATATTTGATGGTGCAAATGGTAAAAGTATTAGATTAATTGGATATTTTTTTGCTGGTGATAAAATAACTGTAGATTCTAATAAGAAAGTAGTTAAAGTAAATGGAGATGTTAATATGAAGTATTTTGATATGGATAATGAATGGCTTTATGGTAGTTATGGCACTAACAATATAAGTTTACATGTTGATTATCTTAAAGATCATGAATTTAAAGTTTATTATCGAGAAGTTAACTAATCATAATTA